CAACATAATTACCATATGTATCATAACCTAATGCTGTAGCAATAGCATTTTTATTAATTTCTTCTTTACCAATTTCTCCTAAATCTGTTCCAATTGAACCAAGTAATTTAGATTTTTGATTTCTATAGTTAGCTTGATTTCTATCATTAATATCTAATTGTGCATTAGATTGATTAATGTTAGCTTGATCTACACCTAAATTAAATTGTTGACCTGTAGCTGATTGTCCTGCATTAAATTCTCTCATTTTAGCATAAGCATCATTCATACCTCTAATTCTACCAACACCTGCACCAACTAAATTAGCTCTTAATGCTGATTCAGAACCTGCTGTAGCATTAGTTAAACCTGCAACAGTGTTATTCATTTCATTAGAAACATTGTTTTGCATAGACGCTTCATCCATATATGTAGGTTTAAATCTATTACCTAATCTATCTAATGTAACTCCTTGTGGTTTTTTAAGTTGAGATAGTTGATAAGCATTCATAGCTACTGGTGCATATTTTAAAAATTTACCACCATTTTTATCTAAATAATCAGTTGTTTTATTTAAAAAAGATTTATTATTATTTTGTATAATTGGTTTTGGAATTGAAGCATTTCCTTCAATATCTGTAATATTTGGGAGTTTACTTTCTAAAAATTGATTTGATAAATTTTTTGTAATATTTTCATCAGTTAACGTTCCTTCAAGATAACCACCTTTATCAAATGTATCTGAAAATTGTGAATTAGCTGTTATTGCATTTTTATTTAATATAGAAGTGTCTGGCTTTTTAAGCAAACCACTTATTGTATCTATAATAGGTGCTACTAATTGTCCAGACCCTGGTAATAATACATTAGCACCAGCTGCTAAACCTCCTTTTAATGCTCCATTAAAACCACCAGTTAAAGCTCCTCCAACTAAACCAGTTGCACCAGATTCACCAAGTTGTTTTAATTGATCATTTTGTAATAAATTACCACCATCATCATATCTTTTAATAAAACCACCGTAAGCAGAAGCTTGAGGTTGTTCCATTATTTCTTCTTGTGGATTATTTTGTGGTTGAGTATATTCTTCCATACCTTGTGGTACAGGATTTTGACTAACATCAGGCATTTGTTGCATATTCTGCATTATAGCTTGTTGTTTTTGAGCTTCTTCAGCTTTCAACGTTTCTTGAGCGTCTTTTAAACGATTTAAATGTTCTTTATGAGTAAGTTTGTCAGGATTACTATTTTTATCCTTAAAAGGCTTGTCAATGATTTTAGAAGCGTCTGCAAATGTTTTACCTTTAATTGAATTAGGTAAATTAAATTGTTTTACTAAATCTTCATTAATATATAATCTATTTGAATAGATATATTTACCATTTGGAGTTTTAGTTGAGGTTTCCCCTTGTTCTACTGTTGCATTTGGTCCTTGTGGTATTCCATTAAGTGGTGAGGTTTCGTGTGTACCACCTACGTTGAATTCATTTAATTTATCGTTCATTATTATAAATATTTATATATTGTTTTATTATTTCTTTTACCATTTAACCATCTTGACATATATTTAGGATTTAAATTGTTCTTATCACAACATTCTGTTAAACTAAAATATATTTCATTTGTAATAATATTTATTACTTTTTTAGATTTGTTATTTAATATTCCTTTTTTACCATACATAGGATTGTTTTTACCAGAATTAATTTTTACTAATAATTTTTTAGTTTCTTCAGAAACAATACGTTTAAGTTCATTAGTGTGTGTAAGATAACAATTTAATCCTTTTTTAGATAATACATCATATAAGTCTTGATAATATCTTTCCTTTGTATTTAATTCTTCAATTGTGCATTCTTCAATAAATTCAAATATATGATTTGTTATTCCATATTTTAAAAATGAATTATGTAATCTTATTTGTTTTTTAGAACCTTTTAAATTTTTATATTTATTTAATCTATTTTTATAATTTATGGTTTGCCCAATATATATTCTATCGTTTGGACTTGTTATTTTGTAAATTCCTATCATATTTTTTAGTTATAAAAAAAGGAGAAGAAAATTAATCCTTCTCCTTAAAGTTTATTGTGTTATAAGTTTAGATTTACAAATATAATAAATTTATTTAATATTTCCAAACTTTTTATTAAGTATTTTATAATTTATTTTTTAATACTTTATTATACAGTATAGAACACATTTAACGGGTGTAATATAAATTTATAATTATTTGTATTATCAAATTGTAATTTAAGTTTAATATAATTTCCTCTAATACGTTCTCTTTTATTTTGTTGTCTAGGAATTAATGCATTCCAATCTCTAAACTTACGTCTAAGGTTGTTATTTCTACCTAATATTAGATGTTCTAATGAACTATTTTGATAATCACTATATGCTTGTATGTGTGTTAATGTTTTATCTGGTTGATCTATATTATTTAAATAACATTCAGATTTAAAATTAATATTATCAAACACGCAGTCTACATCGTATTCAGGGTTTACATTTAAAATAATATAAGAAGGATAATATTGCCCAAAGAATTTATTATATTCTCCATCATATTGTTTGTAAATAGATTTAGAATTAGGTTCTACAGCAAGAAAATGATTTCCTTTACTAAGATATCTAGTTGGTAAATAATCATATCTAGAAACAAATGTTTTTGTATTATCATCAAAATTTAATGTAAATGATTTATTATTTTGTAAAAAAGTGAAAAATACTTCATTATTTAAATAATCATATCCTGTACATATACCTGAATTAATAATTGGATTATCTCTATTTATATAAGTTTCATCTATATTATTTACAAAAAATGTATGCATTCCTTTTAAATCAGATAATTCGTCTACATTTTGTCCTGAACATATTTGAAGATTATTGTTAATACTATCATAAAAATAAAAAGCTGTTGGTGAATTAATAACACTCCATTTATTTCTAGTACCTAATTCTGTAGATAAATATTTATATCTTTCTAATACATTACCTGTACCTAATTGTACAGCAATACCATCAGAACCTTGAACTTGTACACGAGGTTGAACAGATATGCATGCTATCGCATTATCTTGAATAGCATATAATTCATCTTTAAAATTATGTAAAGAATTAATAGAACCATATTTACCATCAAGTGTCATTACTTCATTTTGTAAAATATCTGTCCAATTATCTATAATTTCACCAGCTACTTTTACCTTACTTGTAATAATATTAGTATCAAAGTTTTTTACTTTTTTAAATAAATAATTATTATCTCTATTTAATATTAGATTTTGAGTTTGTGAATAAACATAATTATAATTATGATAGTCAGCATCTCTAATTTGAAATTTAGAATCCCAATTACCAAAACTAACATCATTTCTATTTTTTAAATCAATAGTTGTTTCAGTTGTATATTCTATTATTTCTTCAAATTGTTTAGTACCCTGTTCTTTAACATCAGTTTCTTTTCTAACAATTCTTAAAAATCTAAAATTTTGTACATATGTGTCACCAGGTGATTCAATAGTAACAACATTATTAATTATATTTTGATAGTCACCTATTTCTATATAATTTGTTCTTTTTTTATCTTCATAAGTATTACCACCATATATACCACCTAAATAAATTTCTTCATTAGATTTTACAAGTTCACCTATTAAACCGTTATTGTCACCATCTAAACCTGAATCATAAAATAAATTTTCTAAAGATTTTCTATTCCAGTTTTCTACAGTTATATCATTATCACCTGTAACAAACGTAATACATCTATTATTATCACTATTAACACTTACAATTCTTCTACCGTATACACCACCATCTGAATAACTACTATCTCCATCAGTTAAACAACTTTGTAACGAATTAGAATATCTATAATTTAAATCATTATTATATGTTGTAAAATCTTGACCTTTTTCAGTTATTTCAGGAATACCGTATAAATCAAATAATGTATTATTACCTTTATTATAATAATTTGTAAACGTATTAGTATGTATATTTATATCTACAATATTACCGTTTGATTGTTTAACTAAACTTGAGGCTCCAGAAACAGACGCACTTATATTTATTGTACATTTATAATTTACTGCTGTATCAATAACAAGAAAATAATCATAAGTTTTATCAAATAAAGAAGATGGTGATAAAGTATCATTATGTGTTATATTTTGAACACCTATTACATTTGTTAATTCTGATAAAACATTTTGTCCATTTTGATCTGAACATATCTTAATAGTATATGGTGTTGATATATTTAAAATATCTGGAAATATAGTATAAGAAATTAAAGAATGATTAACCGTTGGTGTTAATTTAATACTTATACTATTATTATAATTACTATTATAAATAATACTATTAGACGGATCAGAACCTGAAATTATATTTAATGTATTTGGTATATTTACTATAATATTTGATGAAAAAATATCAGTAATTAAAATATTACCATATGCTCTATAAAATAAGTTTGTTTCAATTGTATTTGGTTCAGATCCACCAGGATGTGCTAAAATACCTTTATCTAAATTATTATAAGCACTACCTATTATATTTTTTCTATAATTAGAATAAAATGGTGAAATACCTGAATATACTTTAGATTCTGTGTTTATTGAACCATCTGTTAAATTTTCTTCTTTATTCCATGAAGCATTATATACATTTTTTAAAGAACCTTTTATTCTAAGTTTTAAACCAGAAGTAAGTGAAATGTTTTTATTAAATAATATTTCTGGTGAATACAATTGTATCATTGGATTGAATTGCCAAAACTTACCAGAAGCATCACTATCTCCATAATAAGGAGATGTTACTTCATTTGCTGGATTTGGACCACCACCAACATGTACTAAATTTTCTAAATGTTCACATCTTTTTAAAGGTTGTGTGTTACCATATAAAAATGTTTCATTACAATTTCTTAAAAGAATATTTGGTAATTTTGGATTCTCCTTACTAAATTGCTTTACATCTGAAGTTGAATAAGACTCAATATTAGATTTATGATTAAACATCATAGTACTTAATATACCATTAGAAACAATTGTTCTATCATTAAGAGTTCTTTCTGCTATTAATACTTTATAACCAATAGGTATATCATAATCAGAAGTAAAATTAGAACTATTATTTAACCATATATAAAATTCAGGCTTTAACGTGATTTTAAATGTATTATAATTACCTTCAAGATTACCATCTAAAGATCTAAAATCTGCAATCCAATACGGTGTTGTTTTCTGACCATATTTGTTATAAAATTGTATTGCTGTTCTATATATTTCTTGATCTTTAAAATATGTTGCATTTTTATCATAAACAGTAGATTGTGTTAATTCATATTTAATATATTTACCTTCACCACCATTTGTTATACCATCATATTGATATTTATAAACATCATGATTTAAATTAATTGAATCATTTTTATAATTATATTCATTTGTAAAAACATCTGTTATTAATTCTTCATGTCCTGTAATACCGTTAATATTTGGAGTAATATCACCTATTTTAAATATTTTTATATTGTCATAAATTTTACAAATTTGAGATGAATCAAAACTATATGCTCTAAAATCTTTATTTACTTCAAAATTTATTTCTTTATAATTAGAATAAAATAATCTATTAAATTTAGAATTTATATGTTTTGGTATAATTATATCTGAACCTAAAAATAAAAATTCTTCTAATGATAATGTTGATATAATTGAACCATCATCAAATATTTCTAAATTACCAGATGTTGGTATTTCTCTATCATCTATTAAAGATATAGAAGGTTGTTCATTATAAGAAGTATATTTAATAGCATAAGTTCTTATGTTTGTCCATGTTTTATCAATATCTTTAATATAAATAACAGGAACTGTTGTTACTTTTTCATTAACATTTCCTCCACCTAATGTACCATTTGTTAGTGATACCATTTCACTAAATGGTGATAGTTTTGTTTGTGATGAATTTAATCTATATAAATTATATACATATTGTATTCTACCAGCTGTGTGTGTACCACCAGTTGTTAATTTTAATATAGATGGTTGATTTAAATCATAAGTACCAACAGTGTTTATAACATTTGAAGGTAAATCTATTAAATTTTCATAATCACCATTATTTAATGAATGATTTATATTAATAAATCTCATTTGATATTTAGAATCAACCCAATATACCTTATCTATTTTTTCATTTTCAAAATTATTTAAAACTTGTATTGGATTATTTGTACTAAATCCCAAGTTTCTTAAATATAACAATCTTATAGAAAAATTATTATAATTTATTCTCCATATACAATCAAATCCATGATTATCTGTAGAAAAAATAACAAAACCATCTCTAATGTTTGTGTGACCTATAATTATTTGTTCCTGACTTTGTGATATAGATGAGTATTGATTATTTATTTCATTATTTTCATAATTTAAATAATTATCATTATAATTAATTTCTTTATTAGGATAATTGATTATAGGTGTAGGTATTGTTAATATTAAACTATTTCCTTTCTCATTAGTTACAGAACCTGTACTTTGAGTATCAGTAGCAACAATTCGTATGTTTCTACCTTCAAAATAAAAATCATTATTAAATTGTGACTGTGCTACGTCTTGCATCATCCCTTTAAAAGAATGTTTTATAGATTTATTCATAATATGTAAATGATGTTTTATTTGAATTACCAATTTTTAATTTTGTTTCTTCAGATAATCTACCAGATTTATCATTTGTATTTGTAAATTTACAATTTAAACCGTTTAATCCGACACAATTAAAAAATTCCTGATAATAACGTTCTTTATTGTTAAGTTCTTCTATTTTACATAATTCAATTATTTCAAATATATGATTTTTTATACCATATTTATTAATAGAATTAAATAATTTTTTTTGATTTATATATTTTGTTTTATCTGTGAAATAATTTTTAAATCTTTTATCTATATTAACTGATTGTCCAACATATATTTTATTACTAGGACTTGTTATTTTATATATTCCTATTTTACTTTCCATCTTCAAAATGTCTAAGTTATTCATTATCTAAATTTTCTAATTCTTTCTTTTTCACCCATCTTTTTATAAAAGTTTTGATGAGCTGTAGTGTTAATAATTAATCTATTAATAGAATTCATTACTGATTCCATCATATCTTCATTTGGCATTTGCATTGAATTATAAGCAGAAGGTATATAAAAATATCTTTTTTGTTGAATATATTCAAATGCTTTATCTGTTATTTTACCCATCATCCATAAAGGTTCTAAGTATCTACTTAATATATAATATTCAATACCTATTAATACTTTTTCATTGTCAGGTATTAACGGATATCCGTCTTCATCTAAACTTAAACCCTGATATGCTATTTCAACACAACCTGTTCTCATTGATGCAAATAAAATACCTCTTTGAATTTTATAAGTAAATTCAGATCTTCTATGGTTACCTCTTAAATCAAATTCAGTATCTTGTTCATTTGAATATTCATTTGGATCAAAATGATAAGCATTTGTAGCTTCTCTCATTGCAATAAAATTACCTTTTTGACCATCTTCATCTGAATCTAAATATCTAACACCGTCCATTTTAATTATATCACAAGGAAGTTCCATTTTATGCATTTGTAAATTTCCTGTAAATAATTTTTTTTCATATGCTGTCGGGGCTCCTAAAAGTCTTATAAATTCTAAAGCATATTCAGCAGCTTCTTCATATGTCAATTCAGCAGCTAATGGATTTTTTAAAACTTTCCATAATACAGTGCCTAGTGACTTGTAATTTCCATTTATCATTTTAATATAGTAAAAAAGTATCGTATCTATCTTTTGTTTCGTCTTTTATTCTTGCAGATAATAATCTTTGAAATTTTCTTCCAGATTCAAAATTATAAAATTTCTTATTAATAAAAGGATGTATATGTTTTTTAAAATAAATTCTAAAAACATATTTAGAAGTGTGATTATTATTATATCTAACTAATAATTTTTTTTCTCTAGATTCATCATCTTCACTCCATAATTTATTTGTAGCTACCCAATCAACTGGTGTAGGATTATATAGTTTTCCATTAACTATTTTAGGAACTCTTTTATCTTTTTTAATAGATAAACTAGCACCCAAATAAGGTAATATATATTCAAAGTTATCTTCTATAATTAAATCTCTTAATTCTTCATTAAAATCAGATATAATATTAGAATATGTTGATTTATCTATACTTATTTCTGAATCTTTTTTAAAAAATTTAAAATAATCATTTATACCATAATGTGATTTTATTTTACCACTTGTTCTAGGCTTTTTAATTATCATTGTTTGAATCGTTTTCTTTATCTTCTGGTTTTGAAAGTTCTAAAGTTAAATCTTTAATTATTTCATTTTTAATTAAATCAATATAATGAGGTTGTATTGGATAATTTGTAGTACTTTCATTAAAACAAGGTGTTGAATCATTACAATTACAACAAGTTGTATAGTTTTTTAATTCTAAAGGATCTTCAAATACACCTGTTATTGTAATACATTCAAGTAGATTTAAACTATCTTCATTACTTAATAAGTAAATATATCTATCATTATCTAAAAATGAAAATATAGCATTACTAAATGGAGAATTTTTACTATATATTGCTTTAGCTTTAGTTGTAAAATTAAAAGGTATACCTATTCTTTTTGTAGATTTTACACTTGTTATTGCAGACTTAATATGTAATTCTAAAGGTTGAGGTATTGGTTTTTTAGTTCTTAATATTGTTTCACAATTATAATCTATATCACATTCATTAATACTTACTCTTTCTAAACCTAAACATAACGTTTGTGTTACAGATTGATCTGTAGTTCTTTGATAATTATTTAAATCTTGTCTTAAATATTTAGCTCTTTTTATATTATATAAATAAATAATATATCTATTATCTATTTCTGAATCATCAGCATATTGCTTTAATGATTCTCTTACATCGTATATAATTTTATCTAGTGTCATTTTTGTTGTATAAAAAAAGCTTCTCAACAATGAGTCAAGAAGCTTTCGTTAATATTTATTTATTTAATTTATATTTTAAATAATTTGTATTAGACATTTCAAATATTCTATCGTTGTCTAAATCTTTCATTATTCTTTTTATTGTTCCTGTATTTGTTGTAACAGTTTTAATTAATTCTAAATTATAACCTCCTGATATAGGAGAACTATATTTAACTTCATTATTTAAAACACCAACATGTAATTTAGGATTGTCTAAATATTGTAATTCATTATAAACATTCTCAAGTTGTCTAACATCTTCATCACAATAATCTAACATATCTTTCATAGCATTTCTATCATTTAACATTACAACTTTATTCCATAAATCAGGAGTTGTTTGTATTTTACCTTCAAAACCTAAAAATTTAGAAATGTAATCTAATCTATTTGAGTTTAAATAAAGTTTAGCTTTTGCTAATTTAAGAGTATCAAATTGTTTATAATTAGGTAGCATTGGTATTCTATGAAATAATGCTCTAGTTTTTAACCATTTAAGATCAAAATTATCACCATTATGTGCTACAATTAAATCAGCTTCATTTAATACTTCAACAAATTGTTCAATAAGAAATTTATCACATTGATTTTTATCCCAAGTTAAATTATAAACTTCATCTTCTCCTTGCCATTTATAAGAAACACATATAATTGCTCTTTCTTTTACAATTTGATTTGGTTGAATGTTTTGTTTATAACCAGCTCTCCAAAACCAACCTATATTAGGACTTGTTTCTAAATCATAGATTAGTACTTTAGCTGTTTTTGTTTTTACTTTATTTACAATTTGTGAATTTTCTTGTCTACATTGTCTTAAAGCTTCTTTACAATCTTTTATTGTAGTTTCAAAACCTTTATTTTTTAAATGATCTCTTAATCTTTTTCCACCTTCTTTAATATATCCAGGACGATTACGTAAAAATTCTTTAATTTCTAACAAATTCATATTTAATTATTTATAATTATTGTACAAAGGTACAACAAATATTTGACATTTCCAAATAAAATAGCAATTATTTTATAATTTATTTTCTAATATTAATAAATCTAAAAGAATATCCTAAATAAATGTTCTTATTTGTGTCATATCCTGTAGTAAATAAGTCACCTCTTTTATTTTGAAATGATAAGTTAGCTTTAGTGCCAAATGAATTTAATTGTAAACTATTAAATACTTCAAAACCACCATATAATGCAAAAACAGTTTTTCTTTCAGGTAGTCTAGCTTTAATTGTTATTGTAGGAGCTATTTTAAGTAGTTTTCCTTCAGTTTCTGTAAAAATAGATACATCAGCTATACTATCATTAAATTCGTTCTTATATTGTCTTATTTTAGTTGCATCAATAAACATTTTTGTTTTAGTAGAATCTTCTGCTTTTTCAAAAACTTTAATTTTAATAGTATCTACTTTACCTTTTATAAAAACAGTATCACCATTTATAGTTTTATATTTTGTTATTATTTTAGAAGGTAACTCAATAGGTTTATATATTGTATCAAATTGTTTAACTATTTTATCCTTATATACAATAGAATTGTTTTTACAACTTCTTTGAATAAAAATTACAACCAGTAAAAATAATATAATTACTGGTTGTATATATTTTTTATTTATCATTTAGGTAATCTTTTAATTACTGAATTCATCACTTGTTTTAATTGATAAGCATAATCAGGTGCTGTTGCATATCCTGCTTTAGCAATTTCATCAAAAAACATTGCAGGTATATGTTTAACTTTTACAGCTGTTGTATATCGAGGATTTTTTAAAAAGAAATCTGTATGATCTGCAAATCCTTGAGCTGCTGATGGATATTTTCTAAAGTAATCTTTTACAGTATATTTAAATTTATTACCTGCTTTTATAATTTTTAAAATTACAGGAAATTTAACTTTATCTGTAGATAAATATTCAGTAGTAGTAATTAATTGTTCATTACCATTAACTCCATCTGTATCTTTAATTCCAAAAAAGTTATTACCTACTGCTTTAGAACCCCAACCACTTTCAAGAGCAGCTTGAGTTAAAGGTATGAGATAATGAAATCCTGAACGAACTTCTTCTTTTTTAGCTTCTGGTAAATAAACTTTTACAAATTCTTCTGGTGTAAGATTCATGTTAAAAATTTTAAAGATGTTTTATTTTTATTTTGTTCTGTTAACATTGCTGTTAAAGTTGTTCTTTTCATATTAAAAAACTCAGCAGCTAAAGATGAAGTTTCAAATATTTTATTTGTAGAAGTATCTATTACTTTTTTAGCAGATGGATTTTTACCCCCTTTAGTAGCTTTAGAAATATTAGATTTCCAATCATTAGAAAATACTTTACCTTTCATCCAAATATTTTTACCTTTAAAGGCTTTTGATCTTTTTTGTTTTTCATGCTCAGACATTTTATAACCATAACAACCTTTTCCTCCTTTAGATATATTACATAATTTACTTCCAGATTTTATGTAATAATCAATCCAATAAATTTCTCTTTCTTCCCATTTTTCTAAACATTTTTCTATTATTTCCATAATTGGTTTTTTACCATCTTTTAAAAAAGTTAATAACCAGTTTGATAAATGTTTACTTCTTGAGTTTAATTGTATTTTGTAATTAGAATGTTGTATATATCTTTTTTTTGGTTCAATAGATTTTCCAACATATTTAATTTCTAAAGTATCTGGATGTTTTAGTATATAAATATATGTAATCTTATTATTACATTCTTCTGGTGTCATAATTTAATTATTTAGTTGTGAACCAATAAATTGCTACACCTGTAAAAATAGTAGAAATAACTCCTAAAACCCATTGCATAATCCATAACAATGTATCGTTTTTTATTTTATTTGTTTCTAACAATTCTATTTTTTCATGTAATAATTTTTGTTCTTCTTTTATATCTCTAATTTCACTTGTAATACCTGTGTTTCCATTAACAGAATTACCAATAAGAGCATTAAGTATGTTTGCTATATCTTTTTGAATTTCCTTAATGTGTTGTTCCATTCTGTCTAATTTGAATTTTTCTTCTGTATTCATTTTTGCTTTATTAGTTTCTTCCATATTGGACATTACATTTTATCTTTTAATTTTAATATTGTTTCTGTATATTTAGTACTTCCTATATATGCTGTAGATATAATTATCCATTGCCATCCATCCACATAATGTGAAAATAAAGCAATAGTAGACGTTATAAATACTAAAAAAGTTTTACTTATAGTTCTATTAAATAATTTATCTATAATTTCTTGTCTACTCATAATAATATATAAATTATTGTTCCTATTATTCCACTATATCCTCCTGCATGTACATCACACCAATCAAATTTAGCTTTTCCTAAATATTCTAAAAGACCTTCTCTTATTAAGTTTATTGTATATCCAATTATCCATCCTACTAGTATTAGTATACAAATATTAAAATCTGCAAAATGGAAATATAAAAATCCTAATCTAATAACTGCTAAAACAATAGGTAAGGTTACAAATATATGTAAGTAATACCTCTCTTTAAAAAAGTTTTTACTAAATATTTTAGGTATAGCTGTAAAACCTCCTGATAAAAATTTTAATAATCCTGGTACTGCTGAGAAATCAGGAATTAAGTTATTTATTATTTCTTTTATTTTCATAGTTATAATTTTATTAAGTTTGCATTTATAAATATATCGTCAATTTGTTCTTTTGAAAGTTGTAAAACTGCTTGTAAATAATTTATAGTTTGACTATCTCGGTCAATTGTAGTTCCGTAATTCCAAATGTATAATCCAGCAGTTTTAGTTGGTTCGTCTAAATTCTCTAAAGCATTTGCTACATTTTGTTCCAATCCCTTTAATTTCAAAATAACTCTTAACTTCCACAAAGAAACCTCTAAAGGACATTCTATTTCAGTTATTTCTTCAACTTTATAGAAAGTAGATGTTTCTAAATTGTAGTAATTATTATCTGCTAATACACTTGCTTCAACTTCAACTATGATTTCATCAGCTTGTAAATTTACTTCTGTTAAAGTAGCATATAAGATTTTCTCTGTTGTTGTATTAATTACTATTTTCATATTAATTAGTGATATTAGCGAGTTGAAAAGTTAGATATTCAGATGTTACAGTATTTCCTTGTTGAAGTGTAAAAAATACATATAAGTCGTTAGCAGTATTATAAGCCGTTGTACTTGGCGCACTTCCATTATTTACTTCATCAGTTACGGCACTTGTTGTAAAATTAATTCCAGACAAATTACCATTATTTAAAGCAAAAGACCTTACTAATTTTTGATATGAAAATGTGAATTGTGTTTGTAGGTAAGCTATTTGCACAGCTCCAGTTAAAGTATTAGCAGTATTAATTTTAACTTTCATTGAGCCGTTAGAAGTAGATACATTTTTGGATATGTTAAATATAATTTTTATTACATCACTGCTATTGAAAGTACCTGCAGGTATAAAAGCAGTTGCAACTATAGTTTCTAAAATAACTCCCGCTATTGTGTATGGAGTAGTATTCAAATACTTATAAGGCGTAAATCCTAAAGCATTTTGCTTACCATTCCATGTAGCCTTTTCAGTTGTGCTAACTGCTTGGTCAATAGCTGAAATTTTAGTAAGTTCAGCATCTGTAACATATCGCTTATCAGTGCTATCAGGTAAAGACGCTGTTGAACTTGGTATATCTGTAATATCAGCTATTCCTGTATAATCTTTATCTTGCCACTCTGCACTACGGTCACTACTAACATTATAAGAAGATAAAGTCATCTTCTTAGTATCTCCGTTTGTCTTAGTAACTATTTTCAAAGCCTCTAATCCATTTGCTCCTAAATCCAGCAACGTAGCTGCACCACTAAAAGGTACTAAACCGCTAATATCTGGTATATCCGTAATATCAGCAATACCCGTATAGTTTTTATCTTGCCACTCTGCGGTATATTCTGAATTTACATTACTTGACCTTAAAGTCATTTTCTTTGTAGTACCATTAGTTTGAGTAACAACCTCCCCTGCTCTAATTCCAAAATCACCCAAATCAATATTTGAATTAGCATTGCTACCGTCAATTGCTAATGCACCAATATCAGAAGGATTAGAAGAGTAAGTTAAAAAACCTATATCATCTGTTAATTGACTTATTAATGTTGGTATATTAGAAGTTAATGCAAAAGTTCCTGAACTATTTGGAAAATTATATTTTCTAGTGACATCTAATAAAGATGTACTAAGTTTAACATATATTGATCCATTTTTTGAAAAAACCATTTGCCCATTTTCATCAGCAGTAGCGTTAACTCCAAATAAATACACATCATCATGTGTATTATTAGCACCAGCACCACCTCCTATAGCAGTAACTCTATCTCCAGTATTATTTGTTCCAGCATACATTCCAATAAGATTGCAATTATTACCTGAATTATTAACACCTGTATATTCACCAAATATATTAACGTATAATCCAGTATTTCCTACACCTGCACCAGTTCCTTGAAGATTAATACCGTTAGTTAAAGTATGATTGGAATTTAAAATATTTTCTAAACTAAATAAATCTAAAGAACCATCACCTCTAACATATTCATTTATTGTTCCTGTTGGTATAGGAAAATACCCATTAATATCAGAAATTAATGCTATTGTACCTGAAGAAGATGGTAAACTCCAGCCAACAGCAGGTCCACTGTAAGATAATGTTCCAGAATTAAGTTGTAGTCCATAAGGAGAAAGAATACTTTGATTTCCAGAAAAATCATCTAAAATTAATCCTACATAAGGTTGATATAAAAGATTATAATTTGTATCAAAACTATCACTAATTCCAAAATTATAACCATCACTAAATAAATTACCAGAGGTTAAACCTCCAACTGTTATTGAATTTGTTGTTATTGGACTTATATCTGTAACTTCTTGTAATCCTGGGTTAAAAATAGAAGGAATATTAATTAAATCATTAAAATCTCCAGAAAAAGCTACATCTGCAAATATAGATAAATCAATATTACCATTGTCACCTAATATATTATTTTCAAATGCCATTATATTGTTTCTATTAAATATTTAACTATTATTTTACTTCCTGCTTTTATAGTAAATTTAAATTCTGTTTGATTTAATGTTGTTAATTCTGTATTTAAAACTGTTTTTGTTGGAAAAGTATAAACATTACCATTTATTAATTGTGTAATATTACCTTCCAAAACTAATACAGATATTGAATGATATGTGTTTACAGGATAAGTTACAACTAAATCTGTAACAGGTTCATATGATTCTATTATTTCAGTATCATAATGAACACCACCATTAGCACATACGCTTACTGCTTGAACTAATTCTACAAGTTTTCTTAAATCACTATTTTTATATTTATTACAATCTTCAAAAGCTATTAATAATTCATTAACAGTTTGATTTATTTCATTACATTGTATCATTTGTTTTTATTTTAATAAATTGGTTTTGAATACATAGTTGGTGTATTATATGCTTTATCTACAATATATTCCATTTTAAAACCATCCATAAAAAATTCTAAAACAGCAGGTGTCCATAAAGGATCATATGTTAAGTGTATACTTAATGTTATTGTTTGACCCGCAGTAAAAGAAATTTCATTATAAAAAGTTTGCCAAGCATTATAAACATATGTGAAATTAGGTATTGAATTACTACCTATATTAAAAGGTAATGTTGCATATGGTGAACCTGAACCATTTACATAAAAACTAATTCCACCAACTAATTCTGGTAACCAATTTGTTCCATGAATCATTGTTCTAAATGAAAAAATATATTTTCCATTTCTAGGTACGACAAAAGAATAATCTGTACTATTTGTTGGTCTAAATGATATATCGTTTAAATTATAATGAGGATGATTTATTTTTAATGATTTTTCACCAACAAAATGTTCACTTGTTGAGGTTGTAACAGTTGCTCCTGAACCACTACCTACAGTTACATCCCATGTCTTAGTATTATCAAATGTAAAATCTTCAGTTAAAATATTTTCATTATATAATGGTTTTTCCCACGTTATTTTTGTCATCATAATTTTAAATTTTCATTATTCTTAAACGTACTATATATGGCTGCATGTTATTGTGTGGTTTACTACTACCTAAAATACCAGATGTTTCACCACCAGTTGTTTCTGTATTATTTGTACATAATATAGCACCAGGTGCAGCATATCCAGAAGTATTTAAATCACCATTTCCAGTAACATCTTCTGTTGAAAGTATATCATGTCTATGTTTAGGCATTTCTTCTAATGTTAAAGAATGATCTTTTTCTCCACCAGTTGCTTCCAATGTAGTATAATTTGTACCATAAGCAATTGTAACTTTACCATTATCATCAGGTGTTAAATTATTACCATTCATTATAGCCCACCCTAATCTTAAATTTTTACCAAGACCCATTGTTGGACCAGGTGTCATATTAAAATTAGCACTTAAATATGCTGCATCACAAACTATTTCTTTTGTATCACCATATAAATCTGTTGTAGGAATTGATGAATTTATAATTAAAGGATTACCTGATGTACCATCTCCAGTTATTGTTACATTTGTACCTGCTTGTATATAAAAATTAGAAGTTATTACATACGGTGTAGCTGTTGTACCATTACCTGTTATTGTAATATTTTGACCAGCATTTATTTTTGTTTCAGAACCTGAAACAGTTAAATGTATTGTTGTAGGTGTAACATATGTTACAGTTACAGAATTATTTGGTGAACTTATTACAGGTATATCATCAGTAGTTATAGATTGTACTAAAAAGAAATTAAATACTTTTAAAGAATAATCTATATCAAATACAATATGATTATCAGGATAAGTAAAATCATCATTTAATAATCCTGTATTTTCTTCACCTGTTTGTACTTCTCTCCATTCCCAAATAGTTCTTTCATTTTGACAAAATACCCTCATACCATCATAGTATGTAAATGCTAAATTATTATTTAATCCTAAATTAGATAATACAGATTCATTTAAAGAATACTCTTTAACATCTAAAGGTATTTGTGTTGTTATATTTAAACCTGTTGGTATGTTTGTAGAATTTGACATTATTATAGTGTTATTTCAGTGTATGTTACATAAACATCAATTCCACTATTTCCTCCTAATGGATTATTTCCAGATGTTGTTAACAATATTGGAGAATTATCAAAAGCAGAAGAAGTAGTAAATGATGAATAAAAAAGTGTTTGTATTGTTTGTTGATTATAAGTAGCAGATCCTAAATAACTAGTTGTTGTTGCTATTGCAGTACTTGTACTTCCATATCTAATTTTCCAAGATCCTCCAACATCTGAATAAGTATTTGAATTATAATTTATTTTTATAACTATGCAGCTAGGTACAATTATTTTTCCAGAAACAGCTGGAACTATTGTTATTGGTGTTGTGAAAATATCAAGTATTTGATCACTTGTTATTGTTGTTTTTGCAACCTTATAATTTCCAATTAATAATATTTGTTGATCTGTATAATCAACAATGGCTTTCATATCATTGCCTAGATTAACATTACTTAAACTTTTTGGAAGAGTTTTATTTGTAACATCAGTGTCTATTGCTGTTTTTAATTGTGTATTTGTCATTAATTAAATGTATCGTTAAATGTATCGTTAAATATTCCGTTATCAAAAATTTCTGTTGTTTTTTTAAATTTAAAAAACATAGTACCATGACTATATGTATTTTGAGATACAAATAATATTGTTTTAATTGAAGGTACAAAAACTCTATTAAATGTATGTGTTACATCATTATTTAAAGAATCATATATTTTATATGTGTCTGTGTCTTTAGCTTCTGTTATTGCAAAACATATTTTACCTATTTCAATATAGTTTATGTTTTTACCAATATAAAAAGACTCTTTTGTATCATAAGGTTTATTTAAGAAATAACCTTGGTTGTCTATTAACAATAAAATATTTTCTATTGTTGTACTTAATTCTTCTTCTTGCCAATAATAAACTTTATCTGCAATTGGATATTGATTACAATCTTCAGTTTCAGCTTGAAAAAATATATTCTTTTTTGTTACTTCATAACTTTTTATAATTGAAGTAGGACAGATGATATCTGATGTTAAATATATTTGTCTATATAAATTCATTAATTGTCTTCTTTGAGGATGTGTTAATTCTAAACAACATCCATTTAACAATTTAAATATCATATTTAAAATATATAGATCTATAGATTTTAATTTACCAGTTAATCTTCCTTGATTGTATATTTTTTCTAATGAACTTAGTAATACAGAAGTATTGTTTAATTCATTTATTTCTATCATAATTAAGATTGTCTAAATTGACTACAACTATTACATTTTACAGTATTACAATTTGTACATTGATTTAAAGAACATAGTTTTTTAAGTTTGTTTACACTTGCAATAGCTTGTATATAATATCCTAAATCAATTGAAATAGGTATTGAGTCGATTAATAAATTTATTGTAACTAGTAAGTTTTTATTACTAGTATCTTTACATGAAACAATGTCTGTTTTTAATAAATAATTTAACATACACTGGTAATAAGGAAGAAGACTATATGTAATTCCTAATGCAGGTAATAAACAAGTACTACATTGTTCTGTAGGTGCATCACTTTCTACTTCTATAAAATATATATCTTCAAATTTTAATATACCTAAATCAGTAGCATTCACTATAAATACTTCTTTATTATTTACATTTTCTAATCTATCACTTAAATTTAAAGATAATGAATAATCTTTAAAAGAATTCATATCCCAAAGTAATATTGAAGTTATACTATACCCAACAGAAGTTTCAACATCAATAGCTAATTGACTTCCACTATTTAATATTTCAAAATTATTTATAGTTATCATATTTTTTTATATAAAAAAAGGAGAGAGTTTTTGACTCTCCCCTTGATTGGTTTTTAATTATTATGTAATTGCTAAGTTAGCAGGTACTGTTGCATTTGAAGCTACTGCTGTTCTAATACTTGTTAGAACTGCATTTGTTGCTGCATTGTTTGCTAAAGTATCTGTTCCTTTATCAACCATAATTGTACAAACTTTATATTGACGTTCAACACTTGTTTCTTTACGAGGAGTATAATATACAATATTAATTGTATTGTGTAGTCCTGTAGCAGAAGCGTAATATGGAGTATCAAAATCAGCTGGATAACCAGTTTGTCTATAAACTTCATATTTGTAACCTTTAACAAACCATTCGTAAGTGATAGCGTGTTTTGGTGTACCTGAACCTGGATTTGAATTAGTAGTTGTTACTACAGTAACTAAACCTGTATTTTGAGTAATCAAAGTTACATCATTAGTATTAGAGTAAGATTTACCTAAAGCATCAAATTCAATTTGTTTTCCTATGATTTTACCAGGAACTACTTTTTGGAATTTTCCTTCAATAGTAAATGTTGAAGCACCTGTAGAAACTACAGCTAATTCAAAATTACCTCTTTTCATAAGATTTTTTTGTAAAGAAGCAACTAAACCATCTTTAACTTGTGTTGCAGTTTCAGTAGCTGAACCTGTTACATAAAATCCTTGTATGATTGCAAAATTTTCAGGAGATAAAGAACCACCATCATTATACAATCTAACTTCAATTTCATAAGTTGTGTTAATTGTAGGAGTACCTACAGTAACAGTTAATTTTTTTTGTATTTCTGCTAAGTATGTGGCAAGAGTAACTCTTTCAACATATCTAGGATCGATTACATCAGAAAATTCGTAATTCAATCCTTTAGCTGCATCGCCTGATGTCTTTTGAACAATTTTAAAAGGTCCATTAGCTGCAACAGCAGTACCTTCAGCACTTAATACTTTAAGAGCTTTATCAGCAGCGTTTGCAATAAATCCTTGAATCGTTGTTTCAGTTGATGCTGAATTACCAATAAGTAATTCGCCGACTTGATTTGGTCCAAACATAATTTATTTCAATTTAATTATTAATTTATTTTTATTCATTTCTTTGGTCTATCTGAATTTTTGATTCAAGACCTGATGGTTTGTAATCTCTAAGTGCTAATTCAACAGCTCTGTCTAATATTTCTCTATGTATTGAAGGATGTAATTCAGAAGTTTGTGCCTGAACTATTCCATCTATAGTTAAATTTTCACCAGGAAAAGTTGTATTTAAATTAGAAACTATTATTGGTTTTGGATATTTTAAATATCTTATTTTATATTCAGATAAGTCATATAAACTTATTAATTCAGCAACACTAGTTATTCCTATTTTAGAATAATCTAATCTCCATATGTGATCATGATCTGGTTTTTTAAATGGATTATTAATTTGTATATTAAACTCATCGTGAGTTTTAACATATACATTAATATTATTTCCATTATAACAGTCATTGCTTTTTATTTTAGCAGATTCATATATTGTTATAAAAACATCGTCTGGTATTGTGAAGAAAATTGAATCATTTGAAATATGTTTATTTGATACAACTTTTGTTGTTGAAACATAATCTCTTATTAATTCTTTTAAATCAACTCTTCTTTTTTCTGAATTTTCAAAACCATCTTTATATTTATTTCCAGATGGATTATAATTATTTTTAATGATTTCTAACTGAGCCTTAGTTAAGTAAACAGACAACTCATAATCATCAATAGATGGTGCAGAGTTACTAGCTATTGCATTATAATGAATATTAAACTCGTTCTTAAACTCTTGTACTGTCATTATTTTTTATTATTTAATTTAGCTTCAATAAATGATCTAACATCTTGATGTTTTGGATTATCTAAATAAGATACTGCATTTTCAAATGTTGGTAATTGACCGTTTTCACACAAATCTAAACCATCAGCTGTTTTATATTTATTGCTAACTTTTAGTATAATTTTATTATCTACACCTTCTTGAACCAATAGTTTAGTATCAAGAGATTTATCTTTCATTATTGATACAAATGATTCTGGTTTAGAATCTAAGAATGCTTCAACTTGTGTTTGAACCCATGTTAATGCAGAATCTTTTGAAATTGGTTTGTTTGTTAATAATCCTAATACACCAATAAGTTTATCTTTATCATCTTCAATTTTACCATAAAGTTTAAATGCTTCTTTTTTAACATCAAAACTTACTTTTCTTTCATTTAATTCTTCATCATTAGATGTAATTACAAACTGATAAGTTTGTTTTCTATCTCTTTCTGCCCAAGTTGGTGAAACATCATCTTTTAAATTTAATAGTATTTTATATGATATATAATCTAAAGGATTACCTAAATCTAATCTATTATCATCTTTAAATAAAGAAACAAAATGATTACCCCAAAATTCACTATATACAGATAAATTTAAACCTGTAGATTTTTCAAGAAATTCTTTTTCATCATTAGTTAAAACATTTGCAAGTGAACCATTTCTTAATAGTGGACACTGAAATCTTTTAACTGCTCCTGAAAGCATTCCTCCAGAAATAACATGGTCTTCTGATACACTAGAAGCCATTCCTTTTTTTCTTTTTAAATATTTAATATTTACAATCGTATTAGGTAATGTAAATTTATTTTCTAATTCTTTAACTGTATTCTCTCCCATTTTTCTCCCTTTTTAAATTAAAAAATGGAGTGATTAAGGCTCACTCCATAAAGCCATTATAATTAGTCTATGATAGACGGTTTCAAAGTTGCAGTTCTTGATGGATCTTTAACCATTGCACCAGTACCACACATTGCAGTCATTGTTGCAGAGTCTTCCATTAACTGCATAATTCCACCTCTACGTCCAGAGAAAGGATCTCTAATACCCGCCATGTAACCACGTAACTCATCGTCACCACGTACTTTAATTTTTTGGATATTAGGCTCTTCCATTGAACCAATGTAAAGGATATCATAACGATATGATTCAGCAACTCCTCCATCTGGATGAAGAACTTTGTTACGAACTTTATCATCATACATAGGGTCAACTTCTAACATAATATGAATATTGTTAGGAGCTCTCCATTCTGTAAATTGGAATCCACCTTGGAATGCGTTGTCATGGAATTTAGAACTAACTTGTTTAACAGCGTTTTGATTCGTGTTATCAAAGATAGCTTTCCATCCTGAAGCAGCAGCTGTAGCAGCTCTATTGAACTGAGCAGCTCCACGCTCACCTGTACGCAACATGAATTTTCTTTCAGTAAAATCTAATTTACCTTCTGACAATTCAGACAATACATCTTCTAAAAGACGCATTGAGAATCTATTATATGTGATAGTATTAGATACTTCCATTTGTTCTCTAATACCAGAACCAGCTTTGATTTCAATATTAGAATTCCCTTTATTTAAATAACGACCTTTTTCATCTCTATTTGTTTTACCAAACATGATAGTACGTGATTTAATTCTTGAGAATGCTTTTTCAAACTGCCAGTATACTTCTTGCATCCAAGTAGCTGATTTATGAACTTTTCCTGTGTTAGGATCTCTTGTTTCAATACCTGCAAAATACACAGGTTCTACTTTAACATCAATCATTGCACCAGAAACTTTATGTTCCATACGTAATGTAGAAACTGAGTTTCTCATTAAGTAAGGTGAAGTAAATTGAATTCCAGCACCTTGTGTAGAAAGCTCATCTTCAGCATAAGAAGATTCAATAGAGAATCTATTTCCTGGTAAAAGCTCATCTCCAGGAATACCTGCTAATGATTCTTGACCACCCCATACTTCACATTCATAAATGTAATTTCCACCTTCTTCAAAAGGTTCATCTAAAATTCTAATTTGGTATACGTCTGGTCTTGGACCTGCAATAACATGCATTTTAGTAAACCATTTTTCTCCAAATACTAATTGGAATTTTGTTCTTGCAACACCAACACCAACAGTGTTAGTATCTACAACAGAACCTTGAAATCTTGCTTCAACAAGTGGAATATTTCTTTCGTCACTTCCAACTACTTTCCAAACAAAATCATCTGCTGTATTTAAAACTTTTTCAGGAAATAAAGATAAGGTTGTATCTAAATTTTTCATTCCTGAGTTTTGTAACAAAACAGTTGTTAATGGAGAAACTAATTGTGGTTGACTTCCAAAAATAGCACCAATGTGATTCTTTAGTGTTAAACCTGACCATGCTTTTCCTTTGGTCATTACAAACTTACCTAAACTCATTTAATTTAATTTTAATTGTTTTTATTTATTTTAATATACTAATTCAGAACCAAAACTGCCTCCATAGCTGTTTTTGTCTTGCATATATCCTGGGGTACCATTATCCTCAAACTTTGTTTTTCTAAGTACTGTTTCTAATTTCTTAGTAGCACTAGATGTTAAATTTGTTTGAATCTTACTTAAATCAGTAAAACCATTTGTTAACTCATAAAAGTAATACATTTTTGTATCAAATTCAATTGGGTTAATAGAACGATCTTTCATAAGTTTATTTTCAAACTCACCTGTCTGTGGATTTTTTGCTACAATTTCTGTCATTGATTTAAAGACTTTTTCTTGTAACACTTTTGTATTAGGAATTCCTTTTACAACTTCTTTTGACTCAAAAATATATTTTTTAATTTTGTCATCAACTTGTTGTTGTTCTTCCTTTTGTTGTTTGATTACTTCTTGATATCGTAGTTTTTCAGATTCTTCTTTTCTTTTTTCAAATTCTTTCAAACTATCTTTAGAATCTAAAGCATCTTCTACAATTACATCTTCTCCTAAATCAATTGTTTTTTTAAGCATTTTTTTTGCTCTGTCTTCAGACAAACCTTGATTTAGTAAATCTTGATAAATTATATCTTTTGCTTTTTCAAGATTATTTCTTAAATAATCTTCATCAATAGAATCTAATTCTATTTGAGATTTTTTAGAACTTGCAATTTTTTCTAAATCTAAATTATCTAAATATTCTTGAAGTTTTCTTTGTGATTGTAATTCAACTTCATTTTTTAATGAGTTAGCTAAATCATCAACACTTTTTACATTTTCAGAAGACTCTAGTGAAGGAGTAATTCCTTGTTCTATTAAAACATCGGCTAGGGAAGAATATAAGTTGGGAGAAGTATCATTACCTGAATCATCTCCATCACTATCATTGTCTTTATTCTCCTTATCTACGCTCTCCTGAGAATCATCTTTCTCATCGACAAGTTTGTTTTTATCTTTATCTTCATCATTCAGATTATCATCATTCTGATCTTGATCATCATAATTTGTAAAATTGTCAAAATTTAATTCCATTCCAGAATCAAATGCTGACATTAAATCGTTTTCATCTTCCATAATTTTCTCCCTTTTTTATTATAAAGTTACAAATATAAACTATTTACTTAATTTTTCCAAAACTTTATTAAATTATTTTCATTTTTTTTATATTAAGTAATAGCTTTTATTAACCTTTTGTTGTTGTTTTCTTTTTAATTCTATTAATACTTTGGTCTACTTTTTTAGCATCCATTTGATCTTTATGTTTATCCATATCTTGTTTTAAAGCTAACATTTTTTCTAAATGAGAATTTTTAACTTTCTCTTTATCTAAATTTAACTTTTCAATATCTAACGGATTAACTACACCATCATCTTCAACAACCTCATCTGGTTGCATACTTAACTTAAGTTGTTCAATATAGATTTTAGTATCAGAATCTTTATCAATTTTATATTGTTCTAATTCTAATTTTCTATTTTCTAATTCAGCAGCTTGTGCCATTGCAGCTTGGGTATCTTTAGATTGTTGTTGAGATGCTTCAGAATTACGTTGATGTATTTGTTCTTCTGCTTCTTCAAGTCTTCTACGCATATCTGATAAAGAAGGACTAAAATATATATCCATAATAGTAGACATTGTTCCACCATTTTGTAAGAATGCTTGAGCATTAGATTTAATCATTTGTTCAAGCTCTTGTGTTTTAGAACTAGAGGTAATAACTAAACCATAATCATTTTCACAAAATTCTTCTGGATCTAAATTTAATATTTGAATAGATTGATCATCTAATATGTATTGAGCTTTTTTACTATTTCCTTTTAGTGCTTCTTTAGCTGTTTCAAGAAAACATTCTAATACTCTAATTTTACATTGTTCATGTAACATAAACCAATATTCAGTAATATGACTAGATTGATTTACAGAACGTTCTACACCACCAACAGTTTCTCTATTATCAATTTGTCCTTGGCGTTGTGCAGTTACTCCTGCAATTTCACCCATTTCCATTTTAATAAATTCAAGTAACTGAATATGTTGTTGAATATATGAACCTGTTTCCATATCCATTACACGACCACCTTGAGTATTCATACTACCAGCAAGTTTACCAGTAGCAGCTCCTTGGTTACCTTCTTTAAAAGAATCTATTACAGCAATTTTATTAACCACTGCAAAGTGTAACCATTTATCCATTTCCCAGTTTTCAGGTATTTTAGAAATATCTAATTCCATTATCTTACCATAGTTAGTTGAAATAGCTTTATTAAGTCTATCCCAAATAACATCATACATATATTGATAGTTTTTACATCTATCAACTAATGATACAGCTTTAGATTGATTGGTATTATATATTTGACCAACTATACCAGGACCACAAATAGAAGGATTATGTAATTTATTATATTGAACTTTACGAGGTTTTAAATTTAAATAAATATCTTTACCTATTTTAACACCTTCCCACCATTCACTAACCCACATTGAAGTTTCTTCTTCTCCTAATGTTTTATTTGGAATATATTCTTCTGAAACAGTTTTATATTGTTCTTCACCATATTCATCATAAAACTTTATTTTTTTAACTTGTTTTATTGATTTCCATAATACTTTAAGAACTCTAATGTTACCAGTATCATCTGTATAGTTAGAACCAAAAAAGTGTCCGTTAAGTTCAGCAAGATTAAAAATTGTATCATACATTCCTTCAACTCCAGTATTCAAAGCATCACGTAAAAGAACGTGATTGTTTTGATCATCTGAATATGACCCTTTAGATGATGTTGTACTATATTCTAAGATATAATCAATATCTTCAGGTTTAAGTTCATCATGATAAACATCTATAATTTTATGAGGACTCCAATGATCCTGTATAATAATAATAGATGAATCTTCAATTCTATCAGAATTACCAGAACGTACTGTATGTACTTTTAAAGGATTAAGTTTTATCATTACAGGTTCATCATGAATAATATCACACTGATATATTTCTTCAGCAAATATTAAAGCATCTTTAAAACCATCATTAAATGTTCTATCAAATCTTTGTTCTTGACTATAATGTTTTAGAATTTGACTAGCTGTTTTTTCACGAATATCTTGCCAACTATATTTCATATGTTTAGCAAGTTCATCCATTTTAGCTTTTAATTCTTCATCTTTATAATTAGATTTAATAAAATCTGTAATCTTTTCTTTTAAAAATAATTTTTTATCTTCTTCTTTTTTACTAATAGCATCTGGATTAGTAACTATAACTGACCAATCAAATCTTCTTTTAATTTCTTCACCAACCAATAAATCTATTTTAGGTACAAGTATTGGATTGTGAGGAATATTATCTGGAACAAATGATGCATCTATTTGATGTGGATTAACAACGTTAGTTAAATCTCTAACATCAACAATCCCATTATATAGATTCAAGTTAATTATTTTATTCTGAAGACTTTTTCTTACTCTTTCATTATTGTAGAAAGAATGTCTATCTGCATAATCAACACAATCTTTTCTCCATTGTAAATTCTTTTGTTTATAAGGGAGTCTTTGTCTTGGTAATGTAATAGAATTTATCCTAGGTGTTGACATAATTAATTATTTTATATTTAACTTACTAATATACTAAAATTTTAATCAGTTTCCAAATAAAAACAGGAAAAAGATTAAAATTCTAATATTAAGTAATAGCTTTTATCTATATTGCTTCTCCAATATTAGATATAAAGTTTTTGTTATAGTTTCTTTCAAAAAATTTATCTTGTGATAATTTCTTAATTTGTTTATGTTGATTTTCTATTGCAGAGTTTGTTCTTTTAACTCTATCTTCTCTTAAAAGAAATAACATACCTGCGGCAGATACACGGTCAAAGTTACCATCACTATTCCAAGCAACACATTCTTCAAGATAAGGTATACTTCTAACATGATGTAATTTTAAACTCATATCTTCTTCGTCACCTTCATTATATCTTGTAAGCATATATTGTGCTTGTAACAATCTACCCCATTTGTTTATTTCTTTATTAGCATGTGTACCTTTAGCTTTATTACCGTATAAATTGGTTGCTTTAACCATATCCATATCTTTAAGTATTTGAGGTACATCACATAAATAATGTAAACAATTTCTTGCATCAAAATAACTAAATAAACCTTTTAAGTTACTTTCATAGTTAGCTTCTGCATTATAAAACTTTAACATTCTTAATGCAGTTTCATACGCATCATTTGCTAATCTTGGTCTACCAGTATATTCTGCAACTATTCTATCTGTAAATGTATCCATTACAAATATACTAAATAATGATGTTCCTGTATCTGCATCAATAGGGTCAATACCTGCAATATATCTACCACGTTGTATTTCACCATTTGCATTTTTCTTAGGCATTTCAAATATTTCTAAACAACCTGTACGATCTGTATCTGAACTATCATATGCTCTAAGTGGATATTTATCACCTGTTGGTCGCCAATCAACATCACCATTTTCAGTATAAACTAATTCTCCAATATAATGTTCTGCTAAAAATGATTCTTTTTTAGGACCAATACTTTCAAGATAATCTTTTATATCTGCAACAGGAAATACTGTTCCTTCAGTACGCATAATAGCTTCCTGTGGAGTAATAGGCTCCTCTGCTTTCTTTTGAGTAATAGCTCTAGCATCAGATGAATTATATTTTACCTCATGTCTATCTAAAAGAATTTGAATTAATGCTTTTATTATGTCTGGTTCACCTGTAGATAAATCATAACATTCATTACGATTTAAGTAAGCACCCCAAAAGAAACCACATTCTAAATCACCATTAGCTCCTTTATCATAAACATTTGGTATTCCATATATGTTAAATGCTCCTGGTTTATAAAATAGTTTTTCAGAACCTTCAAATGAAGCTCCTTCAGTACCACCTGTTCCACCTGCTAACATAAATCCAAATGCTACATCACCATCTTCCACAGCTTTTCTATTTACGTTCCATGCTTTTTCAAGGTTAGGAAATAATCCATCTTCTTCATAATGAATATATGGACCACGAATACCCCTTGCTTTATCAGGGTTATCTTTTAAAGATATACATTTAACAGATGATAATAAGCCTTTACGTGAACCATATTCATCTTTATAACCTAACTGTACATACATCTCTTTTGTTGCATCTACAGTACGCATACGAGGTAATGGAGTATGTTCTGCTATCCAGTCTAAGTTATCTAATATTTTACCCCATATTCCACTATCTCCAGATAAGAATGTTTTTTCAGAAGCGAGGTGGTGATTAATATTACCAGTACCTCTAAATACAAACATATTTCTAGGTGACTCTGAAGCATTCTTAAAACTAAATCCAATACCACGAGTTTTTAATACTTTACCATGTTTACCATTACGTTTAGCTTGAGCTGTATAATGAAAATATAAATAATCACCTAACCAAGGTTTAGCAAACTTACGTACACGTTCTCCTTGTGATTTACCACCTTTACCACCTGTAGCAACTGTATCAACTAACCATATTGGACTATAGTTCCAATAAAAATATAATTCACCAGGAATCCATTCTCCATCAGATTCACGAACCATACCATGTTTCCATCGTCTAAGTTCTTCTTTCCAAAATTCAGCATATTCAGATTTAGGATTACTATTAGGTGGTAAATTAGTATATCGTTTATTCTTTTCAAAAAAGATAGCTCTTTCTCTAAAGTAATCTACATCTTCTAATATATGTGGATTAGTAACATCTACAATGATTCTACCATCATTATATAACTCTGTATGTTTAGGTCTATTTTTAGCAAATCCACGTATGTGTTCAGGTGCAATAAGATTCTTAATAAACTTTACAGTTGATATATATTCAATTAAATTTTCATATACTTCTCTAGGTAATTCTTTTTTTAGTTCATCTGTTATTGGAGATTGATATTTATTTAATTCCATTTATCTTTATTTAAAACAATACAGTCTGTAGATAAAACAGTTTTAGCTATAGATACAGCATTTTCTAATGCACATCTTGTTACTTTAAGTGGGTCTATAATATTTTTATCAAACATATTTTTTTTAATTTCATACCCTATAATATCTTCAGGATAAATTATTTTATATGGTTGTAATATAGAATAAAGTAATTTAGCTTCAATTGTTTCTGGTTCTTTTTTAATATTAGACCATGCTTTTGTTAAAGCAACTCCACCACCTTCAACAATACCTTCTTCTAATGCACAAGCTACAGCTTTAACTGCATCATCATATCTATCATACTTTTCTTTAACTTCAATCTCTGAACCTCCACCTACTTTAATAAGTGCAACTTTAGCTGTTAAATTTTCAATACGTTTATTAATTATTTCAACATCGTGTTTTGTAAGTTCTTTAGATTTAGACAGTTCTGTAAGATTTTCTATAATATCAGCAACATCTACATCATCATGTTTGATAAGTAATGAATTATTTTTAGTTATCTTACATGATTGTAAATTACCAAATACACCTGTATGAATTGTTTTAATATTTGTAACAATAATAGAACCTGTAAAATCAGATAAATCTCTTAAGAAATCTTTTCTAACTGGACCAAATCCTGGAGTTTTAATTACACAAAGTTGAATATTACCACTTAGAACATTAGATTCTAATTTACGTAATTCTTTTTCAGTTATATCTTCTACAATAATTAATAATGGTTTTCCTGATTGAGCAAATGTATTAAGTACATTTTGCATTGGAACTAAATCTTCTATTTTACCATCTATTAATAATACAGACGGTTTATCAAAAACACATTCACCTTTTTTAAGATTATTTACAAAGTGTTTAGAAAAATAAGATACATCTAATTGCATACCATTAATTAATTCTACACTATCTTTTTGATTAGTAGATTCTTCAACTTTAATTATATTAGAAAAGTTATAAGCCTGTTGAATAATATCCCCAATCTGTATATCATTATTAGCAGATATACTAGCAACATATTTAATGTCTTCACGTTTTAATTCCTTTGAATTAAGTTTTAATTGTTCAATTACTTTTGGTATAATTTCATCAAATGCTTTATTGATTTCATTTGAATCAAAATCTTTTAAATTTTGTATAAAAGCATTAGCTAATACAATAGCTGTTGTAGTTCCATCTCCAGCTAAATCAACTTGTAATTCAGCTACTTCTTTAACTAATTGTGCTCCTATATTCTCTATTGCATTTTTAAAATTTATTTCTCTTGCTACAGATACACCATCTTTTGTTATCTTATATTTATCAAATGCAGTATTATCTGGTATAATAACTGTTTTACCATTTGGTCCCATAGTCTTAGCTACAGCATTACATAACTTTTGTATACCATTAAATAATAAATCTCTAGCTTCTTTTTCAAAATATATTTCTTCCATATTATTCATAATCTAATCCGTCTTCAAATAATCCAAAACTTCTAGCACCTTTAGTTTTACCTTCTAATTCTTTTTGTTCTGCTAATACTTCTTTATAAGCAGATTTCATATCTTTCATAATTGTAGGTACTGATTTTAAAGCACCTGTAATTGTAGCTAATGTGTTTACAACACTTCCATTAGCAGTTCGTTCTTGTAATAATTCATCAGTTGATTCTAAATAATTAGATATATCATCTGCTGCTTTTAAAGAAGATTTATATAGTTTAGCTATTGGGCTTATTGATTTAGATTTATAAAAATCAATTGCTGTTTGCATTATAGCATCTATTTTCCATTCAGGAGGTAATCCAATATCTTTAACTATTTCTTTACATCTATCATCATCATTTGTAGTATAAATATAATCAGATCTAATATCTACATAATAATAAATAAATAATACTTCTTTAAATGCTGTTTCTTTATTACGATTTTTATCTCTTTTAAGAATTGCTTTAAAAGGCAACAGCCCCCAAGCTTCTTCTGAAACCTGTAGGCTGTAATCTTTCATTTCAAATAATTTCATTATTTTTTAGTTTCAACTTCTTGTTCAACATCAGGTTGATCTTCTTTACAATGATTTGTATTTACAAATTGTATTACATTTTGTAATGCTTGTGCAACTGTTGCTGAATCTTGTAAATTAAATACTCCTGCTTTTGATGAAGCATTTAATGCTTGTTCTAAAATTTTAATTGCTTGTTCTGTTTTCATATTATCTATTATCTTTTGCTTTAATTACTCTATCTTCTACAAATGCAAATCTTTGTCCGTTTACTTCAATTAAATCTAACTGAACCTCTCTAACTTCCTCATATTGATTGTTTGCTTCATATCCTTTTGGTTTCATTAATTTTTCAATATCAATCAATACTTTCTGTCCTATTTCAACACCATTTACCATTGGTCCTTTAGCAACTATAAATTGACAATCTGAAATCATATTATCAGATAATATTAAATTACCATCTGCTTCTAATGTGTTTAAAGTAATACATACTTTATTAAACATTGGTTCTAATGGAAACTTTCCCATTAAGTCTAAAACATCATCTTGTGTTAAATTTTTTTGTTCTCCCATTTCTCTTTTAAATTATCTTTTTGTTTTTTTAACTTATTAAATATTCTATAGTTAGTATATAACTTACCTATATGAACATAAATAAAGTTAGTTTTTAATTTATTAAATTGTTCTTCTGTTTCAATATCATCTATCTCTAATGATGATATTTTTTCTCTTGTAAATTTGTATGGAGATGTTACTATTTTCTTAATAACCTCATCTCTTAAATTGTATTTTAATCCTAATCTATGTATTAATATTTTTATCTTATCATCATTACTTCTCATTATCTACTATATTAAAATTAAATACTACTTTAAAGTTTTTTGAATCAATACTTAATTCAGGAATAAATACAGGTGATATTTTACCATCTATAATTATTTTTTTCTTTCTAAGTGATGTTAATATATTTTGAAGAGAATTATCACTCAATCCTTTTTTAAATATATCATCTTCTTTAATTTTTAATTTAGTGTCATAATCAAATAATATTTTCCATAGTATTTTATCATTTGTTATTTCTTTTTTGTATAAAAAATGATAATATAAAAATAAAGCTAATACTTGTTGTTGTTGATTATTTAACTTATGAAACGATTTAGTAACATCTAACCATCTAAAAAATAAATCTTTTAGTTTAACATTCAAGTTAGCTATTTTTATATTATTCATCTTTTAATTTTAAATATTCTTTATATTTATAAATATTTTCAAACTCAACCATTTCATTAATTGAACCACAACGCATACATACATTGTTATCAATATCATCTGTTACAATATGTAAACTTTTACAATGTCTACAAGCAACTACTGGTTCTTCATCGTATTCTTTTGTTTTATCACTCATTATATTTATTAATTTATTTTCTACATCATTTACATAACTAGTATCGAACACTGGAAAAGGAGCCATACTGTTGTAATATTTCATATGTTTAAGATACTTTTTTAAGTATTCTATTATTAATTTGCTTTTCATGTTTTATTGTTATCTCAGCATCCCATAGGTTGTTATTGGTTATTAATTTTACATCATATAAATATCCTGAATGTTTATTTCTAAAAGTATTTATATTTGTTATAATAATATCTACTTCATTTAATATTTCTTTTAAATGTTTATTTTGAATTTTGTAACAGTTATTTAATGTCATTATTTTCTTTATATTTATCCCATTCAGGTTTACTCATTAAATCAGGAAATCTTTCTCCTTTATTACAACTTTCATTTACATATAGTTTTCCAGGAACATCACAACCACATACTTTACATTTACCTGCTTCCATACAGTCACTACATTTTAACATCCTGTAAGCTATTTGTTCTTTTATATGTTGTGGTTGTAATCCTAAGTTTCCTAAAAACATTTTAGAGTTACCTTCTAAAAAAGATTTAATATTATGTAAGTTGATCTGTGGTTTTTTCTTTTCCATGATGTAATTTTCCAAGTACTAAAAACTTCTCCATTGAATCTAAATCTCTACCAATAATAGGATTTACATATGAATCAATGTTTTCTTCAGTGTATTCTAATGTAGGATCTAACTGTTTAGCTACTACATCCATTTGTTCTAATATATTATAAAAAGCTTTTACATGTGCTTTTGTTTTCTTTCTTTCTGCTAATTTAGCTTGTCTTTGTCCGTTCTTTAAATAACTACTCATTATGGTTCTAATTTAGGGAATTTTAATACTTCTTTTTTATCTACAAATAATCCTTTATTTTCAAAGTTAACTAATTTGTTATATCTTTTTCTACTTATTACCACACAATCTATTTCCATTTCTACATCTGAAATATCATTATTAGGATAACCTTGTTTAGTTTTAACTAAATCTGTATGTTCTCTAATACAATCAAATAACATTGTTCTTTTAGCAAAATCTAAATTCTGTTGATTCATTGTTCCACTATTATTTAAATTAATAGCGTGTGTTTGTTTTTTATATAAAATTATATCTTCCATTAATTTATTCTTTTAATTATTAAATCATTATCATACATAGTAAAGTTTTCATCTAGAAATAATTGTTCTCTTATCTTAGTATTCTTATCTGCTACATATATCTGTGCTGTAAGTACTTGTTTATCATTTCTAAATAACCCTACATTTATATCCAATAATCTATCATTACTTCTCCATTTATGAGTATAGTAGTGATATAGATTAAATAAATCTTTTCTATTCTGTATTAAATCTCTTCTAATTGTATCGTGTATTTGTTCTATCATTTTCTTTTATCTGTTTGTTTTTTATAAAAATCTTCTATAAAATTAATATATTCTTCCATTGTAATTTAACCTATAAATAATTGTTCATATTTAAATTGTCTTATTTTTATCCATTCATTCCAACCACATTCTTCTTGAATCATATTAGCTGGTGGATTTTTACCGTTACTTCTTATATCTTCTTCCATCATTTACTGGATATAATGTATTATATGTTTTAAATAACATACTATTAAAACTATTAATATTAAAACCATCTTTAGTTATATAATCTGATTTAGATATTGTTGTATTATTTGGTAATATGATTTTATCCTTTAACCAAATTATTTTTTTAAACCATTCTTGATATGTCATTATCTATTAATTTTAAATCTGGTACAAAGATACAACATATTTTTGACATATCCTAATAAAAAGTGATTTATTTTTCATATTTTTTTAAATATTTTACAGCTTCATTTAATAAGTCAACACTATCTCTAAATTTTCCTAATGCTGTATTACAAGTATCACATAATAAACCTCTAACATTTCCTGTAATATGACAATGATCTACAGATAATCTTCTTTTTGATTTATTTGGATGTTTACATATTTCACAACAATAATTTTGTTTTTCTAATAATTTATCATAATAATCTAATGTTATTCCGTATTTAGACATTAAATGTTTTTCTCTATAATTTTCAACAGAACATGGTGTACATACAGAAGCATAATAACCATTTTTACGTTTATTAAAATAACTTGTTTCTTTTTCTTGTTTACAACAACTACAAATTCTCATATCAATAATTTTTTACAAATATACAAAATATATTTTAATTATGCAAGTTTTTTATCAATTATTTTTTAAAAAAAGTGAAAATAATTTAAAAGACATAAAAAAACCCACTAAAACATAAGTTAAAGTGGGTAATGTATATAAGTTTCCTATAACTATAACATTAAAGTTATAAGTTTATTTTAAATTAGTTAATAATTAAACACAAAAGGGTTTCCCACGAAACTGATGTTTGTAGGAAGCTCTTGGCTTATATAGTTTGTTGAAGTCGTCGTACCCTTAAAACCCGTTATCTATTCATCTATCCTCTTTTGCCCTGGACTGTATATAAAATATACTATGAAATAGCAACAACCACCTATATAAGTTGCATAATTATTTTACTGAGCTACAAAGATACAACATTTATTTGACAAATCCAAATATTTTAGTGATTATTTTTCAAAAAGTTGTATTTAGTAATAGCTTTTATTGTAAAAACACTACAAAGATACAAAATAAAAATGACAATTCCAAATTTTTTTAAAATTTTTTTTGAAATTTTATTTGTTGATGAAAGTGTGAGATAAACCAAACATACACCCCGACCTCAATACAATTTTGGGCTTCGCCCCACTGCAAGTTTTTGCAAGCTACCTTGTAGTAGCAACGTATCTATACGGAAAGAATAGAAATACTAGACTGTTGTTCACAGCGCTGAAGATATATTACATATTCAGTAGCAAGCTCACAACTTACTGTGTGTTTCACTTAATGAAGCTTAATCTTGAGGATTTTGCAATGGAAGTTAACAAGGAGATAGAAAGCCTTGTTTTAATATTAATATAAGATAATCTTATATATTTGTCTAACCTTGTGTTATATCTATGAATCAGAAATAACACACTAATATCGACGGATTTACGTATCAATCTTATGTCAACTGAAAAAACAGCATTAAAAAGCTTATCAGCTACAGTAACTACGGTTATCACAACAACTAAAGAGGGTGCTCCATTAATGAAGAAACGTGCAGACGGTTCTGAATCACCTGTTGCATTGTGTGGTCTTAAGCTTACAGAGGGACCTCACACAGGTAAAACTCTTTGGGCTCAAAGAACTTTAGTAAACCGTGACGGTGTTGCTAAAGAACCTGTTGCTAAAGGAGATAATGTATTTGCTACATTAACTTCTGTTGTCGACGGTAAACCATTCTTTGAAGTAACAACTTCTGCGAATGCTTCTGATGAAGACTTATTGTCTGCGTTTGGTGCAACTGAAGTTGTTGCTACAACTGAAGAAGTAGAAATACCTCTTGCACAGTAATAAAGATTAGCCTCTTCGGAGGCTTTCTTTTTTAATGTACATTCATTGTCCTTTACACATAAAAATACCTTATATGCACCACGCATTTGATATTTTCTACCTTATTATATATACCACAAATACAGTGTTTAGCTATTGCTCTCATTTATGTAGTCGTTGATTAGGAATCTACAACTGTATTTTATTTTATAACTTGTTGATTGTGATGGTTTTACATCATCGTTCACTCTAGTTTCAGTGATGTAAATGTGTGGTTATTAGTTCTCTCATGTTCTAATAAAGCTCTCAAATCCATCACATCAACACTTTATTTAACACTTATAGCTTTTTTAAAACGTATTATCATTATAAATTACTTATAATTATAAATATTAATTATTCAATCCAATACAAATTTATAATAATTTTATTACAAATAATACAAATACTAACTGACTAAAACTAATATTATGGAAACTTTAATTAAATACAGTACTAAATGGAGTATAGAAGAAACTAAATATTTACGTGATTTAAAAATTAAAGGTAAGAATCTTAATGAAATTTATATACTATTTAATAATAAATTTACAACTCAAAGAACAAAAGATTCTATAGAAAAAAAAATAGAATCAATATTTAAAGTAGATTATAATTTTAATATGGATAAAATAATTGTTGAAAATGTTATTAAATATCCATTAAATTTACAATATGCTTTTGAAATAACCGCAAAAATATTAAATAAAAATTATCCTCAAAAAGATAAATTATTTACAAAACAAGTAATTCAAGGTAGATATTATTCTTATATAAAACATAATTATAATATAATAACTACAGGTTCTAAAATAGGTTTTAGTATTAATATTAAAAATCAACATAAAGATAAAAATAAAATATTAAAACAAAATCTAACATCTTTTCAAGTATTAATAAAAGAAATATTAAATCTTTCAGATGATGAAAGAAAAAAAATAATTACATTATTAACAAATTAACAACACTTTAGTCAGTCAATTACAGGTGATGCTGGGTTGACTGATTATAATAAACTAGCTGTAACTGAAGCAGTATAAATTCAGGTGAGTATTGGTGTTTTATCTATTAATAACCAATTACAATATAACAAATAGATTTGTGGTTCCTGCATATATTAAGGGAAATGAGCTCATTATTTTATCTATTTTAGAGATGATGCAATAAACAAATAGATATTTTATAAAAGAACAATAAACAAAAGTCATCAGCCCTTTGAGAACTATTAATAAAGTACATTATAGTCTGGTTCCACGTAAATGATGTCTAACTCGATGGTGGTGTAGAGTTTATTTTTAAACAAAACTATGTCAAAGAAAATTAAATTATATGGTAGATTCTTACGAAAAGAATTATCATTCAAAAAACTAGCAAAAGCTGCTAGTGAAGTTCAAAATTATTAACAAATTAAATTTAAACATTATGGTTTCAACAGGAATTTTAATAGGAATTTTACTATTCTTTGGATTAGTAGCGTATGTATTATCTAAAACAGAAGTACCTGAATATTTAGATAATCAAAACAAACCAATTACATCACAAGATGGTCTTGAAGATGTAATTAAAGAACCATCAACAGAAGATATTGTATTAGAAAACAATTTAGTATTAAAGAAAAAACTATTAGATGTTGATTTTATTGAAAAAGGTGCACAATTTGATGAACCTATTAATTATGATTTAATTGATAAGAAAACTTTAGATGTTAAAGAAGAAATTGATAAACCATCAGCAACTGAAGAATTTCAAAATACTGAAGGAGGTAGACAATTAACAGAACATATTAAAGAAATTGTTAAACTAAATCCTGATTCTAAAAAACGTTTAACAAAACGCAGTCGTAATACTGTTGATAAAATTGTTAAAGAAAAGAAATAATATAAATAATAAGGACGTGTAATAAGTTTATACCTACGTTCAGAACAAACTGCTGTTGTTCACAGAGGGTGAATTTATATTATTAACAGTTTCACACTTCTGTAAAAAGTGTAATAAGGGGGTGACAGGCTTTGACATAGGTCATAGTAAATATAATAATCAGCCAGAGAGATAACTGTAAACTAAGGTGAATACAAGAAATGACAAGAATACGATCGCTCAAACAAGAGCAAACATGCAAGTAGTTCATAACATCTTAAATGGTGGAACTGAAGTTAAATCAAACGACATTGTCGAATTTGAATTAGCAGCATAATAGAATTTTAGATTATTTTAAGATTTCTTCATTAGATTAAATGAAGTGGTGGAATCACTGAGTAATCAGTTGACCTCGTGTATCTAAACACATAAATCTATAGTAAAGCTGTAATAATTATTATATTGAATTTATTTATGGACGCGGCTTCGATGCCGCCACCTCCACTATATTTAATCTCTAAAATGGCAGAGAATGAAATTATATTATCAGTTACGGCCATCATCAAGTAATAATTATTAATTTTAATAATATGAAAGATTTCATCCCGTCAATTAATATAATAGAAATTTGTAGTGGCGCCGCTACTTAAATAGAACGAAATTAAGGGTCTTAGTAAATGTTAGAGATACTGAATCCGTCTATTACAAATAGACCCTTATTTTTTAAATTATAAATTATAATAAATTTATTAACTAACAATTAATTATTATGAATAATCCTCAATACATTAGATTATGGTTTCCAGATGGTGAATTTACTTATGTACATGTTTGGAATACTATTGATTTAAATAAATGTTTAAAACTTAACTAATTATGATAAGAAAAATAATATTTAACATTAAAATGAATTACGAATGGTATTTGATTAAGTTATTAATTATTGTTTTAATAATTTATCATACATATTATTTATTTAATTAAAATTAACTAAAACTAATAACATTATGAAAAATATTAATGAAATAGATATTTCAAAAAGATGTGGAATTAAACCAGAAAACACTATTTATGATTTTTTAGAAAAAGTTACAACAATTTCTTTTAGAAAAACAATGAAAAAAGTTATCGCTTGGAAAAATGATACTAATCCAAATTTTAGAAAACATGGATTAGATGCTGAAATACGATATACACCTTATTTAAAATCTAAATTAAAAGATATTCCCGAAGATGTATTAAAAAATTATTCTAGCGGATGGTGTACAGATGGTAAAAATATTTATATTTACAACCATTGTTGTCGATAAACTAAACTAACAAAACAACATTATGAAAAAACAACAATCATCTATATCTCAACTTGAAAAAGCTGGATATAAAGGAACAAAAGTGATGTCAATGATTAAAGCTATTGAATCACAAGAAATCTTTAAACATTTACGTCT